GGGTTACAGAGATAAATGAAAATAAAAAAGAAGTTAAGCTGCAACGCACCTATTTCAGATTGAAAGACTTGCATGCCTATCTCATTAGAAACAAATTTACCCATTACAGCAACACAGGACAAATCATAGCGGAGCTTAGAAAAGTTAATGGAGTTCCCAGATTCTGGAAACTTAATGGAACAGGAGTGAACACATGGGGTGTTCCTGCATTCGAAACACCACATGTAGAGCATGAGATACAGGAGCAAAATGTCATACCGTTTTAAAGAAGATAAAGAAAAATGGGACGAAAAGTGGTTACAAACTGAAGAAGGATTTTTCCATACGTTATTTCATACTATAAAAAAAAGATGTTCGGAAGACTACATGAAAAAACAGTCCCCTAATAGAAAAATACAAGTAAACAATGGAATCAGAGACAAATTCCATCTTCTAGAACTGTGGGCAAAGCAGAAGAAGATGCTTGGTGGTCCTTATTGTATATACACTGGAATTAAACTTACAATGGTAAGATCACGGGGAAAAGGATTCACTGGATTTACACCAACAAACATATCTATTGATCGTCTTGATCCAGGTCTGCCATACCAGGAGGACAACCTAGTGTTTTGCTCATGGGAATTTAATAATAAAAAAGGCGCTGTTTCGCCTGAGGATTGTAAAAAAATACTGAAAGTATATGAGGAGCGACATGCCGGAAATTAACATCATACTGGGGCCACCCGGCACGGGGAAGACCGAGAATCTACTGAGGATAGTGGACCGGGAGCTTAAAAATGGAACAGATCCATCAGCTATAGCTTTCGTTAGCTTTACAACTAAAGCAACTGATGAAGCCAGAAATAGAGCAACAAAAAAATTTAATTTAAGCGATGATGATCTCCCTTATTTCAGTACTCTCCATGCCTTTGGCAAGAGACAATTAGGAATGACACATTCAGAGGTAATGAATGCACATGATTATAAAACATTTTCTAATGACTACGGAGTAGATCTAAATTTTGTATCACAAGATTGGGATGACACAGGAATCATAACTACTGACAATAAATTTTTAAGAATAATAAATAAAGCTAGGGTCAAGAAAATGGAAGTACAGGAATTTTATAATAAATTTAACTTAGATGTTGCATGGCCTGAATTATCCAGAGCTTATAGATCTTTAGAGGATTACAAAGAAAAGAATTACAAACATGATTTCACTGATATGTTATCAACTTACATTGAATCCGGTCCAGTCCCTAAATTGGACGTTGTCATCATTGATGAAGCCCAGGACTTGAATAATTTGCAATGGGAAATGGCTGAGAAAATGTGGGCAAACGCCAAAAGAGTTTACATAAGTGGTGATGATGATCAGGCTATATTCAGATGGGCTGGAGCCGATATAGAACATTTAATTAATATGCCCGGTAAAGTTGAAGTTTTAAAAGACTCTTATAGGTGTCCTCAAGCAGTTCATAAGATAGCAGTGGATATAGCTAGTAGAATACACCACAGAAGGGAAAAGGAATGGAATCCTAGAGACTATAAAGGAGTTCTTAAATTTCATGCTTACCCAGAAGCTGTTAATGTTCGTGAAGGAAATTGGTTGGTATTAGCTACTTGTAAATATATGTTCAATGAAATTGAGAATGATCTGCGCATACAAGGATTACCCTATAAAAAGAATAATAAAATGGCTGTTAAAAAAGAACTTTTAAATGCCGTGGATGCTTGGAATAGATTACATGAAGCTAAGGATATTTCTTATAAGGATGTAGAAGATGTCTATGGACATTTAACTTCTCAAACAGGGGTTGCCAGAGGATATAAGAACCTTAAATCATTTGAAGGTGAAGGTAAAGAAGATCAATCTTACAATATAGAAAATTTAGTAGAACATCACGGATTATTAAAAACAAGTGTTCCTTGGGATGTGGCCTTTGAAAAAATTGGTAATAGGGATAGGGAATATCTAAAAGCTTTGGAAAGATTTAATCCAGAAAATTTAACTGCGGATCCTCTTATTAATTTAAGTACAATCCACGTTGCTAAAGGTGGAGAGTGTGACAATGTCATGCTCTTCACTGATATATCAAGAGCCAATAGGGATGAGATGGAGAAGGACTCAGACGATACTAACCGTGTATTCTATGTAGGGGTTACACGTGCCAAGAAAGAACTACATATAATACAACCCCAACAAGAGAGAGGATTCATCATATGAACAAAGAAGAAATACTAATGAAAGCTGCTGAACTGGTAAGTAAGAGCAGACAGGAATCACATGGTGATACCTTTAAGAATCATGCACAAATTGCAGAGTTCTGGAATATATATCTTGATGATAAATTAAAGCCAATGGCTTCCATAACAGCTGATGAAGTTGCCATGATGATGGGATTGGTAAAAATATCTAGATCGCAGGTTGGAAAACATAACATTGATGATTATGTTGATGGAGCTGCATACATGGCAATAGCAGGAGAACTTAAAGATGGTGCGTGATTTGTTTAATCAAAATGTACTTAAATCAGAATGGTTACACCCAACAGAGTTTCCTCCAATGAAAGGAAGAAATGTAGTGGCTATAGATCTAGAGACATGTGATACATCCTTGAAGACAATGGGACCGGGATGGCCCCGAAAGGTGGGATCAGTCATAGGGATTTCAATATCAAGTGGGGATTTTACAGCCTATTATCCAATTGCTCACCAAGGTGGGGGAAATATGGATGAAAAGAAAGTCCTTAAATATATAAAGTCTGTCTGTGAAGATGAATCTATTCAAAAAGTATTTCACAATGCACAGTATGACATTGGATGGCTGTCAACTATAGATATAGAAGTTAAAGGTTATATCCATGACACCATGATTGCTTCCGCTTTGTTGAATGAAAATAGGTATTCTTATACTTTAAATCAAATGGGCATAGATTATCTAGGGGAACGGAAAGATGAAAAGGTTCTTAAAGCTAAAGCTGAAGAACTTGGACTCGACCCCAAAGCTGATATGTACAAAATGCATGCATCATTTGTGGGTGAATATGCTGAAGCAGATGCATTACTAACCTACAAGCTTCACGAAAGACTCATGGTAGAAATAGAGAAAGATGCACTCGAAGGAGTGTATGACATGGAATGCAGGTTAATTAGAGTTATATTTAACATGACCAAGCGTGGCATTAGAATTGATATGACAAGGGCCATGGAATTGAAACGAAAACTTCGTGTTAAAGAGAAAAATTTTTTAAAAAGAATGAAAGATTTGACAGGAGGTGAAGTGCAACTGTGGTCGGCCAGATCAGTGGCTGATGCCTTTGATAGGGTTAATCTGGAATATCCCCATACTGCCTTAGGACAACCCAGTTTTACTCAAACTTTCCTGGAAACTCACAAGCACGAGCTTCCTAGAATGGTAACCAAAGCTAGGGTTTTAAATAAACTACAAGGAACTTTTATAGATGGTATAGCCAAATACATTCATAATGATAGACTGCATGCACATGTTAATCAAATAAGGGGTGATAGTGGCGGAACTGTAACAGGCAGATTTTCCATGTATGCTCCTAATCTACAGCAAATGCCTATTAGAAGTGAGTTTGGAGCAGAAGTAAGAAAGATATTTCTGCCAGAAGAAGGAGAGTATTGGATCTCAGCTGATTATTCACAGCAAGAACCTAGACTGTTAACACACTTTGCCATTCTTAATAAGAATGAAGGAGCTGAAAATGTTCGTCAAGCGTTTGTTAAAGGATTGGATTTTCACCAACAGACAGCAGATATGGCAGACATACCCAGAAGACTGGCAAAGACCATTGGTCTTGGTGTCATGTATGGTATGGGTTATAAAAAGATGGCAGTTGATTTAGATATCACTCCAATGGAGGCTAAAGCAATGCTGAAGGAATTTAGAATTAAAGTTCCATTCATGCAAGGAATGCTTGAAGCAGTCATGAACAGGGCCAATCAAGTAGGAACTATTAGAACTTTATTGGGGCGTAAGTGTAGGTTTGATATGTATGAGCCTAATTGGTACGAACCAAATAAATTTTATAAATCTATGCCATTGAAACAGGCACAAGCCGAGTATGGTAATGTAAAGAGAGCTGGTACTTATAAAGCTCTTAATAGATTGATTCAAGGATCAGCTGCAGACCAGACAAAGAAGGCTATGGTTGACGTGTATGAAAAGTTAGGCATC